TCAAGGCATGGAAACGCTGGTACGGGGAAACCGTCCTCGATTTCGGTGCGGGCCTCCTCGACAAGTCCCTGCTGTTGCGAGACAACATGGGCGTGGACTGCGTGGCGTTCGAGCCGTACTACACGGGCGGCAAGGATTCAGGGTTCGACATTGACGCCGCCCGGTACATCACCGACTGCTTTCTCGCCAGGGTTGCTGATGGGACAGAGTTCGACTCGATCTTCCTGGCGTCGGTGCTCAACAGCGTGCCCTTCAAGACAGACAGGGACCACATCGTCACCCTGATGGCCGCCCTATCCACACCAGGCACGACCCTTTACGCAGGTGCCATCTCCAGGTCAGCGGACCGCTACTTCGCCGCCATGGGGATGAAGGACAATGTCTCGAACCATGAAACCCAGTTCGATTCGTCGTTCGCCGCCGGTTACGAAGAGGGTGTGGTCGTATCTGACCTGATAAAGCACCCGAAGGTCCAGAAGTACTTCACTGTGGATGAGTGGCGTGACCAGTGGCTCCGAGGATTCTCGGATGTGTACGCCTATGCGTATAAGCCGAATAAACTTGTACACGCCCAATGTCGAGACGCCAAACCCATCGACCCGAGGTCCCTGGCGCAGGCAATCCGGTTCGAGTTCGATCTCCCCTATCCAGAGGGGACCCTGAATCGTGCCGAGGAGGCTCTTGACGCCTTCTCCCAACGGTTGAAGATGGCGTTGTAGCCTGGGCTTATGTCTGACGCCGTCTTCGGCCCTTCTGGTCGCATCATTCTCCAGGACCTGAACGTAGCCCTGTCCAGCAACTTTGCTGAGTTGTCGAAGAACCGCCCCATGTCGAAGTTCGTCCAGGAAGTCGAGGAATACCGTTCCTGGATGGTTGACCTTCTCAAGTACGAGTACGTGATCCTTGTGACAGCACGCTCGGTCGCCTATGAGGACATGACCCTGGAACGCATCAAGAGCCAGACAGGGTGGACGCCAAACGACTGGTGCTTCAACCCCTGGATAGAAGACGAGAAAGCCGTCCTCCGACCCCACCGTGCGAAAGCCAGATACCTGAAAGAGATCATCATGCCCAGGTATGGGAATGACCCGAGTTTGTATTTCGCCATCGAGTCAAACAAGTTCTCACGGTCGATGTACAAGGCGAACGACATTGAGTGTCGCGACGCCAACAGGGACGATTCTCAACCGTGGAAATCCCTGCTCCCATAGGGCAAGTAGTGTCGGGCATCATGGAAGACACGATCATCCCCGATGGGGCGTGGGAGTTTGACGAGGACGTTGCCGCTGTCTTCGAGGACATGCTTCAACGCTCCATCCCCGACTACGAGATCATGCGCCAGGCGACTAATGGTCTAGCGTTCAAGTCCCTGGATCAGCAGAGGGTCACCCAGGTGCTCGACGCTGGCTGCTCAGACGGCCTGGCTTTGGCTTCCCTGGATGAGTACTGCCAGGAACACGGCCACACGATCGGCAAACTCGCCGGCCTTGACGTGTCAGGCCCCATGCTCGCTAGAGCACTCGATAGGTCAGATTGGCGCTGGGACCTCCAAATGCGAGACCTCCAAGACCATCTCCCGTATGATGAGAACCAGTTCGACGTGGTGCTCTGCGTCCTAACCCTCCAGTTCACCCCCAGAGCGCACCGCCAGCGCATCGTCGACGAACTAACCCGGTGTTTGCGTTGGGGTGGACGCCTTATCCTCGTTGAGAAGATCAGGGGCGCTACGTCCGAACTCGATGATGACATGACGGCCGTCTACTACGATCACAAACGCTCCATGGGGTACACCGAGGAGCAGATCGAGAGAAAGAGACTTAGTCTCGATGGTGTATTGGAACCGTTGACCGCTATGGAGAACGAACGGTTACTCATGGAGGCCGGCTATTACCAAACGGACTGTTTCTGGCGTTGGATGAACTTCGCTGGCTGGGTTGGGGTAAAGACCTGGACGGGTCCCGTTCACGAGTTCAGGGACCGCCCGGCGTGAGCAACGAAACCGGTCTCTCCATCGGACGAGACAAACGAGAGAAAGTGCTCAAACTCATCTCGGCGGGCAACTATCAGCGCACAGCGTGCCGTGCGTCCGGCATCTCCGAGTGGTCGTTCTACGAGTGGAAGAAGAGGGGTGATGCCGCCTTGGAAGACCAGAAGGCAGGGATTGCTCTTACCGCTCAGCAAGAGGAATACATCTGGTTTGTCAACGAACTCGAAGAGGCCCGCGCCAAGGCAGAAGCAACCCTGGTCGCCAGGTGGTACACCGAAGCCGCCGACGGTGACTGGCGGGCGGCGGAACGGTTCCTAGCCAAGGCATTCCCAGAGCGCTGGTCTGATCCGGCGACCCGCCTGGAGATCACTGGAGCCCAGGGGGGACCTGTCGCTCAACTGTCAGCCCACATGCACATCCTGCAAGAGGCCGACAGCGATCGGCAGCGTAAAGTGTTGGAAGCACTGGTTGAGTCAGGCGACCTACCAGAGAACGTCTTGGAGGCTTGGGATGGCGACAGCGGAGATCAGGGACCAGTTATCGACGCTGATGTCGTGGAGGACCCCGTGCAACCTGGCGATTCCTCACCTCCCTCACCCGAAGCAGCAAGCGTTCCTGACGTGGAACACGACTAAGGAAGCACTCTTCGGCGGCGCTGCCGGCGGCGGAAAATCAGACACCCTCCTGATGGCGGCCCTCCAGTACGCGTGCGTGCCTGGCTACTCGGCCCTTCTTCTCCGCCAGACGTTCCCTCAGTTGTCCGGCCCTGACGGTTTCATCGACCGAACTACGGAGTGGCTGAACGAAACGGGAGCCCACTACAACGTCACGAACAAGCGGTGGACGTTCCCCAGCGGTTCCACATTGACGCTTGGTCACTGTGAGCGGGATGAGGACCGTTACAACTTCCAGTCGTTCGCCTACCAGTTCGTCGGTGCTGACGAGTTGACACAGTGGCCCACTGACAAGGTTTACTTGTACATCGGGTTCTCCAGGGTCCGTAAACCAGCCCCTGATCCGTCGCTAAAGGCTTGCCCGCACTGTGGGCTAACCCTCGCTGATGTGCCGCTACGGATCAGGGCAGCAACCAACCCTGGTGGGCGAGGCAACGACTGGGTGTACGAGAGGTTCGTCCTGAACCCGTCTGAGGACCGCAAGTTCATGCCGGCCCGCATCGCCGACAATCCCAGCCTGGACAGGTTCGCCTATGAGGAGTCGCTCATGGAGTTGGACGCCGTGGAACGTGCCCGCCTCCTGGATGGCAACTGGGAGGTCACTGAGAAGGGCGGCATGTTCGAGGCCGACTGGTTTGATCTCATTGACACCCCGCCCGAGAAGTCCAAAAAGGTCCGGTTCTGGGATTTGGCGGCCACAGCCGAAGCGAAGGGCAAGGACCCCGATTACACAGTTGGTGCTCTTATCGGATTAGAGGAGGGCCGCTACTACGTTCTCGACATCCAGCGCATGCGAGGGACGCCTGCCGAGGTTGAGCGCTTGATCCGCATGACAGCGGAGATGGACCCTCACGGCACTCAGGTGATGATGGAGCAGGAGCCAGGAGCGTCAGGTGTCAACACGATCGACCACTACGCCCGTGGCGTTCTCGTTGGGTATTCATTCAAGGGCATTCGTTCCACTGGGTCGAAGGAAGAGCGGGCACGCGTGTTCTCGTCTGCGGCCGAAATGGGCAACGTGCGCCTGGTTAGGGGTAGATGGAACAAGGCGCTTGTCGATGAATGCGTCCAGTTCCCGAAGGGCGGCCACGACGATCAGGTTGATGCTATTTCCGGTGCCATCAACGCCGTCTCGAAACGTAAGGCGAAGGTCCGGTTGATTCTGTGACGAACCCCTACGAGATTCAGTACCGAATGGTGAAAGCCGTCAAGATCGCCGACAAGGCCGAGGAACTCCACTACACGGTTGAGGAGTTCGAGGCGGAACGGAACCTGGAGTCCTGGGCGAGGATCGCTGGGGTCAACAAGCCCTCCAGGGAAACGTGGGAGATGGCTCTCTCTTTGCTGAGTCACAGGCTCGAATACGATGGGCCCGGTGGATTGGATAGCCCGAGGTTTATCCAGCATCTGGGCTCGATGGCCGTCCAGATCGCGGACACCCTCGCAAAACACGATGTTGATTCTGGCGAGGCTGACCTGCTCTCTAAACCCGAGAAACGTACAGTTGAGAGGCTCTCCGGTGCCGAGAAGGACTCGTTCGACATAGGCAAGGCGTTCCTCGAAGCCAGGGAGAGGTTCAGGTGGGCGAAGAAATAAATCCCCCAGTTTTGGGTTGCGTTGAGGTGTCAACTGCTGGTAGGCTCCGTATGTCAACACAAACCGACATACGAGGAGCACACCATGACTTTCACCCACCGCAAGACCTACGAGGCCATCGGCCACTTCGCCGAGACGCACGACAGGTGCACCGCCAACGTCGTCTGGGACGAGGCGTCCGAGCGCTACACCCGGTGCGACAAGCCGGCCGTTCACTCGATCGCACCCCACATCGAGTGGGACTCTTGGTACCACGAGTGCGCCGAGCACAAGGTGTGCATCCCGTCATGCAGGTGCAAGGGCAACCCCCACCACGTCTACACGGTCCACACGACGAACCCGAACAACTCGGCTGGGACGACCACCATCACGATCTCAGCGACCGGCGAGACCATCAAGACCCGGTCGGAAGCCCCCTACCTTCTCATCGAGGGTGGCGAGGTCATCGCCCGTGCCTGGAGCCTGAACACCGTGGCCCGGTGGAACATGGGCGGGATGTTCTCGGGTCTCATCATCAAGAGGTGACCTCATGAACACCTTCTCCGAGGGGGAGGCGTTCGACCCCGGCATGTGCGACCACATCATCGAGATCGCTCGAAAGTGTGGCGGCCGGCCTCAAACGTCGGAGCACGGGGGTGAGCAGAACGTCCACGACTACGGCCTGCGGTCCTGCACGGCGCACTTCCTCGACCGCCGGCACCACCCTCAGATCGTCGTGGCCGTCCAGGAGTTTGTCGACAAGCACAACATCTGGAACTTCGACACGCACTGGGGCGGGGTAGGAATGCCCTCCGTCGAAGTCTTGAAGTATGTCGAGGGGGATCACCAGGCCCGGCACTCAGACTGGGGTGGGACGAACGCCAACAGGAAACTGTCAGCGACCATCCAACTGTCAGACCCCGACGATTACGAAGGCGGTGACCTCCACCTGCACGACGGTCCAGGGACCTGGGAGTGCAAGCGTGGAAAAGGCATGGGGACCGTGTTCCCATCCTGGATGCTTCACGGGGTGGAACCGGTTACGTCTGGTGAACGGTGGGTCCTAGTTGCTTGGAATCTGGGTCCGCTCTGGACATGAGTTCGATGGCTTCCTCGTCGGTGAACCTGTCGCCGCCGGCCTGATCTAAGCCCTCGCCCTCTAGCGGCCGGTTCTGAGCAATCGGGTTGTAGTACGCCTGCTTGATGTCCCACCTGGGTGACCGGTGGAACACATGCGTGTAGTCGTCGTGGAGATTGTTTAGGAACGTCGGCGGTGTCCACATCGAGCACTGTTCGGGCTCCTTGACATCCAACTCTCCGTCCTGTGTCCGAGGGTCGGTGCCCTGCCCGAACGCGATCAGGTAGGCGTGCCGTGTGCCGCTCTCGACGTTACGAACCTCGTGGAGGCCCATGAAGTTCGCAGGGAAGATACAGACATCACCCTGCTTGCAGGACAGGTCAACGTCCAGATAGGGGAAGTAGAGGTTCCCGCCCGTGTAGTCCACGCCAGAAGAGTTGAGGTAAGCGGTAACGCTCACCGTCTGCCTGGTGGGGAACTCGGTGTGGGGGTGGAATCGTTTCCCGTCGACTGTCCGGTAGTTGGAGTCGCAGTCGGAGTGGGGGCCGATGAACCCGCTGGTCTTGTACTTCATGAAGTGGCCTCTGGTTCGCCACCAGAGTTGGTTCACGATGTACGGGTACTCGTCGATGTAGCCCAGCAGACACTTGTACACGGTGTCTTCCCAGTCGCGGAAGACCTTCACGTACTCCACTGGCGTCGGGTCGTGACCTTCCATGCCGTCCTGGTTCACGCAGTAGAGGATGCGGATGGGGGCGGTATCGACCTGTTCGGCGGTGAACTTGTTGTTGTCCTCGTTCAGGGCGTAGGTGTTGCCCTCAACGTCTTCTTTCCAAGTCCACCGGTTAGCGTGGGCGATCTTGGACTGCTCTTCGACCCAGGGCTCCAACTCGTCCCACCTGGACATGTCGAGCACGTTGTGGAACACCGAAACGCCACCGGCGTGATGGGTTACGTCGTAGGCCAGAATCTCCTGGGCTATCTCGTCGTCTATGGGTGGTGTAGTGCCCTCGAAGAACTTGGTGCTCTCACCAACACAACTGTCAGTCGTCCCATCCACGGGCTCTCCGAATGTCGTCGCGTGTGTACGTGTCGTAGTCATAATAGCGGAGGGGCTTGCTGGCGGGCTTGCC